AAAACTACGTGGACGTTCCTGCTCAAACGGGATTCACGGCCACGGGCAACACGATTAGCATAGTGACCACGGGAGCGGATGTGTCCGTTTACGAGTATCGACTGCGGCCGGAGTTGTCAAATTTTGACATTAGCATCTCTACGGACATCAACAACGGCACGTACTACTACAGCCAAAAGTTGACTATTGTATTGCAGGCGCCTGACGCAACGGACATCGCAGAGGTTCAAAACCTCACTTACGGCCGCCCCAACATTTGGGTACTCGATAACGACGACCAACTCTATCTGTTGGGCGCACGTAACGGGATGGATGTAACGAGCGGTTCCTTTGCTTCAGGAACTGCGATGAACGATATGAAAGGTATCACGCTGGAGTTCACGGGCCGCGAGCGGCAGATGTGCTACTTTGGTGCTGCCGGAACAGCAGCCAACCCATTTAGTGCCGTTGACGGCATTACGGTGGTTGCGCCTGTGTAAGTTCGGTTCGGTTAAGTGGAAAGGGGCGGCAAAAGTGCTGCCCCTTTTTTTGCATCTTTGAGACATGATACTCATCACAGCACAAGGCAAAGACAACTATACGACCTTCTATTTGTACTACCCGACTGCCCTGGCGGGAGACAGAAACTTCTTCGATTTCAAGCACCTTGTAACTCAAGAGACGTTCACCTTCGACATCGACGTGAACAGCGTCACGGAGCGAGCCACGGAGTACATTTACGATTTCGAGGGGTTGCCTGAAGGGATGTACATTGTTGGAGTAAATGAGACCGTAGCAGGGCCATTGTTGCAGAGACATTTGGCTTACGTCTGCAACGGAACCCCTCTGACGGAGAGTACATTTGTCGAGTACAATCCCGCCCAAAGCCCTAACCACGTCTACGTAGATGACTAAGATTTCATTAAGCGTCCTCAATTACGGGCCGGAGTTAGGCAGCGCGTTCATCACGAACAACAAGGAGTGGGCGTTCTTTGGCGACGACAACGCCTACCCCTACTACCTCGAAGACCTGTACATCAGTTCGGCCATCAACTCGGCTATCATCAAAGGCATCGGGGATATGATTTACGGGGAAGGTTTGGACTCCCCCGACAAGGATGCCCACGTCGACCAATGGCTGAAGTTGCAGGGGCTGTTTAAAAAGGACTGTATGAAGCGTGCCGCCCACGACCTCAAGTTGTACGGCAACTGCTACTTCCAAGTGATTTGGAGCCAAGACCGCAGCACCATCGCAGAGACCAACCACGTCCCTGCTTCGTACGTACGTTGCGGAAAGGCCGACGACCAAGACCAAGTTCCTACGTTCTACTACTCGACGAACTGGGCGGAGGTCAACGCAGGCCGCAGCGAGCCACAGCCCATCCCTGCTTTCAGCACGGACGACCGCACGGCCGCTTCGCACCTGATTCACATCAAGGTCTACAGCCCCATCGATTTCTACTACGGCATCCCGGATTACGTGGGTTCGACCAAGTACATCGAGTTAGACAAAAACATCGCCGATTACCACCTTGCCAGCATCAAGAACGGCCTGTTCCCTTCGATGATGATTTCGTTCAATAACGGGCAGCCTACGGACGACGAGCGGGTGGAGATGGAGCGTGCCATCAACGCAAAATTCAGCGGGGCGGAAAACGCAGGAAGGATGCTTATCGTCTACAACGACGACAAAGAGAACGCTCCGACGGTCGAGCCGTTCAACATCCCTGACCCCCACCGCCTGTACGACTACCTCTCCAAGGAGGTCAGCCTCAAAGTGCTGTCGGGCCATCGGGTGACTTCGCCTCTTCTCTTTGGGTTGCGAGGGGATACGGGATTCGGAAGTAACGCGGACGAGATGAAGGATGCCTACGAGTTAATGCTCAAGACGGTCATCCTGCCTTTCCAGGAAATCCTGCTCGACGGCATCCGACCCATTCTTTCTGCGGCGAACATCACGCTGCCTTTGGAGTTCAAGAAACTCATCCCCGCCGCCTTTATGGACGAGGAAAAAAAAACTTCAGTCGTTTCCAACCGGAGAGAATTTCAGATAGTCAAGCAGAAGTGTGGTTAGATTTCCTCGCGGACAAGGCCTCTCCGACACCTCCGGGATGGAGGCTGTTCCGCCGCGAGCGAGTGACCGAACCCTTGGTCGACCACAGAATCAATAGCCGACGGTCTTTCAGCGACTCCGCGTCGACGCTCGAGTCCTACGACAACCACACCGAGTTCAGCGACTGGGGCGACGTCATCAGTCCGGGTGGATATTTCTTTGCTCTGCGCTATGCCTACAGCCAGTTCGACTCCACCGCCGTAAGCAAGACGGGAGTGAGCAGGGATTTCTGTCAGAACATGGTGGCCCTCTCTGAGGAAGGCGTGCAGTACCGCTACGAGGACATTGCCGATATGAGCGCGGACGGAATCAACGGAGAGTTCGCCGCCAAGGGCGAAAGCACCTACGATATTTTTGAATGGAAAGGTGGCAAGAACTGCTACCACTGGTGGGACAGACTCATCTATATCTACGCTCCCGAAGGGGACGCAGGGGAGCCTTGGGAAGGCGACATCCCTGCCGCCGACGAATGGGACGAGGTGATGATGCGCGTGGGCAACAACCCGTATGTCCCCCAGCCTGGAGTGGAAGGTATAGCACCAATTGAAATGCAATAAAATGGCAACACTATATGTTTCGGCCGAGAAGGTCAAGAAGGACACCCTCCTCGGAAGCGCGGTGGATGAGAATATCATCCGCCCCGTGATTGTGATGGTTCAGGCCAAAGAAATCCTGCCCTACCTGGGCACCAAGTTGGACGCGGCCCTGAAGACCAAAATCCAAAACAACACGCTGACAGGCAACTACCAAACGCTGGTGGTGGACTACATCCAGCCTGCGTTGGTGCAGTTTGTCTTTGCGCAGATGGCCTACGTCCTGCGGGTGCGGTTCTCCAACAACGCGGTGAGCGTCCCCTCAAGCGAGCAGGGCAGCGCGGCCAGCCGAGAAGACATCAAGCCCGTAGTGGACACCGCCACGCACATCGCCGAGTTCTACCGCGAACAGATGATTGACTATCTGCTGTACAACACGGCCCTGTTCCCCGAGTACAACACGAACACGGGGCCGGACATCGTGCCGACGGTCAGAAACTACTTCAGCGGCATCAACGTGTATCCTCCGTACCCGTGGCCCAACAAAACGAAGGCGTTTGCATTGGGGGCTAATATCAAACTCTACTGATTATGGCCGAAAGTAAACTCACAGACCAAACCACGCTCACCACCCCGGCCGACGGGGATTGGGCGTATTTGGTAGATATATCCGACACCAGCGGCGGAGCGTTAGGAACGTCCAAGAAAATCACCGTCGCTAACCTGATGACCAAAGCCCCCGTGATAAGTGTCAACGGGGAGGTCGGCGCGGTGTCTTTGGACAGCACGGAAATCAAGCGGGTAGGCACGACGGGGGATTCGATTGACCAGGATTTGACGGCTGCGGAAAACAGCATCAACGAAATCAAAGCGGTTCTGAAGTACCCTTCAGCGACCGTCGCGGGGTTGCAGGTGAACGCTACGAATAAGTTAGAACTTGATTCGACTAATCAAAAAGCGGTATTCACCATTAACGGAACTACAGCGGCAACTATCGGCCCAAGTCAATCGCTGTTTCCAGCCCTGAAGGTTGGCCCTACCGCAAACGATTACACCCTTCCCGTAGCGCGGGGCGTGACGGGGAACGTGGCTGTTTACGATGATGCCACCCACACCTCGGAATGGCGGTCTTTGGCTACCGGTAATTTATCCGGAACCTCTGATGGCATCACCCAAGGCACGACTAACTTATTTCTTACCTCTGCCGAGCGCACCAAACTCACAAGCGTAACATCAGGGGCGGCGGTCGCCTCGGTAAGTGGCACAGCCCCGATTGTAAGCAGCGGGGGAACTACCCCGGCAATCAGCATCACAGCGGCCACCACCCTTGCAGCGGGTTCGATGTCGGCATCGGATAAGAGCAAGTTGGATGGAATCACAGCGGGTGCTGCCGTGGCTTCAGTTACCGGAACTGCTCCTATCGTAAGCAGCGGAGGGACTACGCCAGCGATTAGCATCACGGCCGCAACCACATCGGCGGCAGGGTCCATGTCTGCTGCAGACAAAACAAAACTCGACGGGATAGCGGCGGGCGCACAGGTGAACCAAAGCGCTTTCAGCAACTTCGCGGTGGCCACTCAAACCACCGTGGCCGCCGACACGACCACGGATACGGTCACGTTTGCGCAGGCCGGTGGCATGACCATCACCACCAACGCCACCACGGACACCATCACCTTTGATAGTGCACGTTTGGATGACGACGACGTTACGCTCGCGGGCAATCGCACGATCAACACCGATGGTAACGATTTGATAATCGAAAATACCACCGCCAACAAACTCATTGAGATACAACCCGATGCAGTAATAACTGCAGGCCTATCGGTCCGCAGTGTGAATGGAACGACGGCTGGAGCAATTACACTATTTGAAGCGACAAACAATGGCGGGTTCGGTTTGACATTGACCGCACCTGCACAGCTAACCGCCAGCACGACATTCACCCTTCCGTCGGCCGATGGCACAAATGGCCAGGTTGTGCAAACCAACGGCAGTGGTGTGATGTCGTTCGTCACGAAGAAGCACACCCAGGTCACAGGCAAGACCGTCGCCACAGGTGCGTGGTCGCTGGTCTCTGGGGTGTACGAGGCGAGCATTTCTGACGCGGCTATTCTCGCTACTTCCATTGTGGATGTAATTCCGAATAATGCGGATGCCAGCACAATTCGCACGGCTGGGTTGCTGCCTCGCACAGACAGCAGTTCGGGGGCGGTCAAGATTTACGCCACGAGCGCCCCAGCAGCGACCATCACAGTGACCTTAAATATCTTTGACCTGTAATGGCAGTAGGAAAATTTGCGGTTCCGGCATCGGCCACAGGTGGCGGCGGAACACTTACACGCACGCTACGGCAATACACCGCAGGGGCTACGTGGACAAAGCCATCGGGCTTAATTATGGTGGAGGTAGTGTGCGTAGGAGGCGGAGGCGGAGGCGGTTCCGGAGGCACTTCGGCCGCAGGTGTCGCGGCGCGTGGAGGCGGCGGCGGAGGCGGAGCGTGCGCTACATGGGCTAATTTATTGGCATCCTCTTTAGGGGCAACGGAAACCATTACCATCGGAGCAGGAGGCACAGGAGGCACGGGTTTATCCGGTTCCAATGCGTTAGGAGGCACAGGCGGCGCAGGAGGTGATACAACCTTTGGGGCGCACGTGTTAGGAAAAGGTGGGAATGGGTCGCGCAACAACGGCCAAGGAGCAGCGGTAGTGTCTTTGAGCGCAACCAATTCTACTCCCGACTGGGCTTTTTCATTTATTGTTGGAGGCAACGGAAAGGATAGCGCGTCAGGAGGTACTTCGGGGCAGAACGGGGCAACACAAGCCCTTGATTCGACCGCTGAAAACATTGCCGTGAACCCAGGCGCACCTCCGGGAGGTGGGGTAAACTCATCGAACGCAGGGTCTAACGGAGCCAATGGCACAAGAGTTTACAACTGGTCGGGGGTTGCAGCGAATGCGGCGGGCGCAGGAGCGCAACCTGGTGGAAACGGAAACACAGGGGCATCCAATGCGGGAAATCGTATGACGCACTCCCCCATAATTATGCTTTCGTCTCCGACCATTTCAATCGGCTGTTCCGGTTCATCAGGGGCAGGCCACCCTACAGGCAACGGAGGCAACGGAGGAGCGGGCGGTAACTATGGCGCACCGGGAGGTGGCGGAGGTGGAACGCGTAATGGATTTACGAGCGGTTCAGGGGGCAACGGATCGGGCGGATTTTGTTTGGTACTCGAATACACAATTTGATGATTTACGCAATTATGAAAGACGGATACGTCATAAACCGCATCCTTGCGGATGAGACACCCACGTATCCATTTCCCCACGACTACATCTATGAGGACGTGGAAGGCATTACATACATTGGCGATTGGTACGAGGAAGCCGAGGGTCTGTTTTACCGACCCGTAAACGGAGTTCCCCCGGACGTACCCACAGAACTTGTGCCCAATGGCTAAAGCACAAAAAATCGTACAGCGGATTGAGCGGGAAGTATCCCGGCCGGGTGTACACGCGAAAACGAAACAATCGCAACTGAAGAGCAGCAAGAATTACGTCAAACCATATCGCGGCCAAGGGAAGTGAACTACGAAATCATCGCGATTGCCTTAACCGGAATCACTCTGATTGGGTCAATCATCAAAATGTGGATGTCTATGAACGAGGAACTCACGAAGGTTAAAGGCCGAATCATTGCCTTGGAAAAGACGGAGACGGAGGTGCTGCGGTTTATGGAAAAGGTGCAGGACACACTCACCCGGATGGACAAACTCTTATCCAAACACGGAATCGAATGAGACGCATCAATCGAATCATCTTGCACTGCTCCGCGACCGAGGCAGGCATCAACCACGATGTAGATGACGTGCGGCGGTGGCACAAAGACCGAGGCTGGGCGGACGTGGGCTACCACTTTGTCATCACGCTCGACGGGAAGGTGCAGATGGGCCGTTCGTGGGAAGACATCGGTTCCCACACGAAAGGGCACAACAACGACTCCCTTGGCGTGTGCTATATCGGTGGAATGAAAGATGGCCGTCCAAAGGACACCGTCACCCCTGAACAAGATAAAAGTATCCGCAACCTCATCGCGGCACTCCGTACTATCTTCGGGCCGTTGAAGTTGCACGGGCACAACGAGTTTGCGAACAAGGCGTGCCCCAGTTTTAAAGTGAACGAGAAATACCCTGAACTATGTTAGACGCAGATGTCATCCGAGATTTAGAGAAGAGCGGTGCCGAGGGCATGGCCGACTGGTCAAATGTCTTTAGCGGGACTGCCTTAAACACGTGGGAGGATGCGATGAACGCCATCCTCAATGAAGACCTCGAGACCGCGCAGGAGGCTTTGGAAGACCTCCAAGGGCTGGTGAACCCACGCGATGCCGAGGCCTACTCTGTGGCCCGTGGCGCACTCACGTGGTTTGAACGCATGATGGACAACTACTGATGGAATGGCTGTATCAGAACTGGGCGGAACTCCTGCTGGCGGTCATCGCTTTCGCAGGAACCGTGACCGCGCTGACGGAGACCAAAAAGGACGACCAAATCCTGGACATCCTCAGACGAATCGTGTCCGCGATTTTGTTGGGCAAGTCCAAGTGAACCCTTTGTGGGGTCTGCTGTCCAAGTTAGACCTCACGGAGATTTTTAAGACCAAGGGAGACCTCAAGCGGTGGTCGGCCAAGCGCACCATCGGTGGCGTGGTGGTCTTGACAGCGTGCAATGACATCGTAGCCCACGGCATCAGTTGGCCAGGGGTGGTGATGTGCGCTGTTGGATTGACCCCTTTGTGTCTTTCCTTTATGGAAGAATAGTTCCGATTTGTTGTTTGACGG